CGCTCATCGACCTTCCCGAGGGCATCGACATCTGGGAGTCGAAAGAGGTCGACATCCGCCCCCTGCTGGACGGCGAGAAGACCGACGCGCGAGACTTCGCCGCGGTCATGCGCACCCCGATCGACGTGTTCATCCCCGAGGGGCAGAACCAGTCCGCCGCCGGCGCCGAGAACTCGCACAAGGGCGAGATCCAGAAGGCGAAGGACCGCATCCATCGGTGCGGCGCCCCGATGGAAGCCGCTCTGCTCGCAGCACTCCGCATCCTCGCGCTCGATGACGGCGACACCATCAAGGTGACTTTCGAGCCGCCTGAGCACGTCTCCCTCACCGAGAAGGCCGCCGCGGCCCTCGCTGCGAAGGCATCGGGGCGATCCCAGCGGTGGATCGACGAGAACATCTGGGGCATGTCCCCGGACGAGATCGAGGCCGAGGAGACCAACCGCAGCCGCGAGCTGGAACAGGCGCAGGCGGCGGCCGGCGCGATCACCGCAGCCTGACGCCAGGCGCATTCGACCACCCGCACCCGCGGGTATCCGGCGACCCCGAAACGGGGAAGCCATCCATCACTCCGAAACGGGGAACCCATCATGTCCAACATCCGACCCACCCTCGGACCGCTGCCGACCCCGAGTTGGCACCGCCCGTTCCTGCGCTACCTCGACGGTGACCAGGGCGGCGACGGCGGCGAGAAGAAGCCCGAAACGGGCGGCGACAGCGACCTCGAGAAGGCGCGCGCCGAAGCCGAGAAGTGGAAGGCCCTCTCCCGCAAGAACGAGGAGCAGGCCAAGGCCAACGCCGAGAAGGCCAAGAAGTTCGACGAGCTCGAAGAGGCGAACAAGACCGAGCAGGAGAAACTCCTCGCTCGTGCCGAAGCCGCCGAGAAGAAGCTCGCCGACCGGGAAGCGAAGGACGCCGCAGCCGCAACGGCGGCGGAGGTCGCGAAGGAGAAGGGCGTGCCCGTCTCCGCGCTTCGCGGGTCCACCAAAGAGGAGCTCGAGGCGCACGCCGACGAGCTGCTCGCGATCCTGCCCAAGAAGGATCCCGCGCCGTCCGCGGCTGGGCAGGGCGAGGGCGAACAGATCAAGACCGGCGACATGTCGGTGGAGGACATCGTCAGCGCGGCGACCGCCCGCTGACACCCCCGGAGACGTTCGCCACGAACGCTCACGGGCCACCAACCATCCTGAGGAGGAATCGTGGCAAACATCTTCGTCAAGGGGCAGAAGCTCGCGGCCACCGCGCTCGCCCTGCTCCGCAAGCAGGTGAAGGCCCCCGGCCTGTTCACCTACAGGTTCGGCATCTCGGACTTCAAGGGCGCCGAGGGCGACGTCGTCAACATCAAGCGGCCCGCCGTGCTCGTCGCGCGCGAGAAGCCGTGGCGTGGCGACGACCTGATCGTCGTCGACCGTCTGGCCAACTCCAAGATCCAGGTGGCGCTGAACCGCCACATCTACAGCGCGGTCGCGCTGTCGCCGGAGGAGGAGACGCTCGACGAGGTCGACTACGTCCGTGACGTCCAGGCGCCGCAGGTGCAGGCGATCCTCGACTTCTTCGAGGGCATCGTCGTCGGCGCGCTGCGCGCGGCGTCGTTCGTCTTCGGGGTGACGTTCAACACCGCGTCGAGCACGGCGGTCGAGAACGACGCTCGCAAGGTCGCCGTCCGCGCGCGCAAGCTCGCGCAGAAGGCGCACTGGCCGCTGTCGGGTCGCTACTGGCTCGTCGGCGCGAACGTGTCGGAGGCTATCGCGACGCACGACAAGCTGCTCGAGGTGGACGCCGCGGGGCTTCCCGAGGCGCTCCGCGAGGGTGTCGTCGGTCGCCTCGGCGGCTGGACGATCGTCGAGCTCGACGCGCTCGGCGACGACGAGTCGTACTTCGTGCACGAGACCGCCATCGCCATCGCGACGGTCGCTCCCGCGGTGCCCAACGGCGTCGCGAAGGGCGGCGGCGTCGCCGCGGGCAACGGTCTCGCCGTCACCCAGCTGTGGGACTACGACAGCGACCACCTCAAGGACCGTTCGATCGTTCACGCCTTCGCAGGTGCGACGGCCGTGCTCGACCCCGAGCAGGCGCCCGACGGGTCGATCGTGCGCGACGAGAACGACGCGGTCGTGCTGAAGTTCCAGCGCGCGATCAAGGTCACCTTCGGCGCGGGCGGTTCGGAGAAGGCCACCTACACGGTGACCATCACGGGCACCCCGACCGGCGGCACGTTCACGCTCACGATCGACGGTCAGACGACCGACGCGATCGCCTACAACGCGTCGAACGCGGACATCGCGAAGGAGATCAACGAGCTCACCGGCGTCTCCGGTGCGACCGTCTCCGGCGGCACGTTCCCCGGCAACGCGAAGACCGTCACGTTCAACGAGCGCATCGGCACCTTCACGGCGACCGGTTCGTTCACGGGCGGTTCGTCCCCGGCGATCACCGTCGCCTAACTCGGAAGGGGGTCAGGTCATGGCTGACGAGTACATGCCCCTCGCCGCAAGCGAGGACGTCGTCGCGGCTCTGGGCCGTGACCTGACCACCTCCGAGCAGCAGCGCGTCGGCGACGCGATCGCGAAGGCGTCCGAGCTGTTCCGCATGGAGGCTCGGCGCACCTTCACTCCGGGGCGGCGCACGAACCGGCTCCGATCGCACGCCGGCGAAGTGCGCCTCCCGGAGACACCCGTCGTCGAGGTTCACAGCGTCACCGACGACGACGGTAACCCCGTCCGGTTCAACCGTCTCGGCGCCGTGCTCACCATCACCGGGTGCACGACGGCATTCGTGCGCGTGGACTACTCCTTCGGCGACGAAACCGTGCCCGAGATCGTCCGCACCACCGTAGCCGGAGCGGTGGCGGGCGCCTTCGACATCGACAAGCGCGCCCGCGCGGGCATGACCCAGTTCCAGGAGACCGCCGGACCCCTGAGCGAGGGCGGCACGTTCGCCTCGTGGGCGGTCGGGGGTCAGGTGACCCTGTCGCCCGCGGACCTCGCCGTCGCGCGCTCCCTGCGCCCCACGAAGCTCGGCGGCACGAGTTCGCAGCAGGGGCCCCGATGGCGGTCCTGATCGGCGAGAGCGTGATCGTGCAGCGGCCGCAAGAAGTGGGCCGCAACTCCCGGCGCGAGCCGCAGATCCAATGGCAGGACGAGACCGTCGATGACGTGCTGGTCACCCCGGGGCCGCGCGACGACGTCGATGACTCTGCGCGCCCCGCGGGCGTCCGCGTCATGTGGTCGCTGATGTGGCCGAAGACATTCACGGGATCCCTCGCGGGATGCCGGGTCATCGTGCGCGGCAGCGAGCCGCTCAAGATCATCGGCGACCCGCAGCCGTTCGCCAGCGCCCCGACGCGCTGGAACCGACCGAGTGAAGCAGGTCGCATCGACGGATAGGAGACGTGGTGGCCGGGAACGTGAAACTCAATCTCGCCGGCCTGAACGTCGTGATGACCTCGCCCGCTGTCCAAGCCGAGGTCGACCGGGTCGGCGCCCGCATGGCGGCGGCTGCCGGGGAGGGCTTCGAGTACGTCGCCCGCCCTCATCGCTACACCGCTCGCGGGTACGTGCAGGCCACGTCTGACCGGGCTCGGCGTCGGCAGATGCGCGACGCCGTGCTCGAGCAGGCTCTCGGGCAGGTGCAGCGATGACGCATTTCACGGACACCGAGGCCGAGGTCATCGCGTTCCTCGCCGACCGGCTCGACGACGTTCCTGTCAGCCTGCGGGTGCCCGCGGAGCGGCCCGAGACGTTCGTGCGGGTCTGGGGCAGCGGCGGTGATGGCGTGAACCGGGTGATGGACGACGTGCAGCTCACGATCGAGGCATGGGCCGCCGACGACGAGGTCGCCGGGCTACTCGCGTTGCATGTGCGTGATCTTCTCCTGAACGCCTCGTCGGCGCTCCCGCTCGTTCGTCGCGTGCAGGCCACGCGCCCCTACTTCGCGCCGGACTCCACTACGGAGATCCCGCGCTACCGGTTCACCGCCCGACTCCGGGTGCGAGCCGCCCGCTGACTCGCCCGCGCGCCCGCGCGGACGCCACGCCGGTCATGCCCGGCTCACACGAAAGAGAGACACACATGACCGTGAACGCGGATCTCGCCCGCATCTTCGGTTCCGACTCCGACGCCATCCACCTCGCGCCCTACGGAACGGTTCTCCCGACGACCCTCACGGGCGATCTGGACGACGCGTTCGAGGACGTCGGCTGGCTCAACACCGACGGCATCACGGAGTCCCTGAGCGGCTCCGTGGACAAGAAGCGCGGCCACCAGGGGCAGCGGGTCATCCGTACGCGCATGAACGAGGGCGGCACGTCGATCGCGTTCGTCGCGCTCGAGACGAAGGCGCAGACGCAGTCGCTCCGCTACGTGGAGAAGACGGTGACCGTGACCGCGGGTGTCCGCAAGGCCACGCGCAGCTCCGGGCAGCGGATCGCCATCCGCTCCGCCGTCATCGACCTGTTCGACGCCGACGACGAGACGATCCAGGACCGGTTCATCATCCCGCGGTTCGAGATCTCCCCGAACGGCGACCGCGTCGCGAACACGGACATCGCCGCGTTCCCCTTCATGGGCGAGATCATCGGCGACTACATCCACCTGTCGACGGACGTCGAGGCCGCGTAATGGCCGGACGGAAGAAGCCCGTCGAGTCGACGTACCACCTCGACCGGTTCGGGGTACGTCACGAGATCGACGAGCAGGACGTCGCGCCCGACCCGCAGCCCGCGCTGCCGGCCGCGCAGGTCGACTGACCGGCCCGCACACAGACCGGTGGGCGGAGGTGTTGCCTCCGACGGCCTCCGCCCACCGCTACACGCTCCACGTCGGAGATCACACACAGTCGGAGGAGACTGCCATGCCCAACATCCCCGCAGGCGCCAAGGTGCCCGAGGACCACAAGAGCGAGACCGTGAAGCTGAAGGTCGAGAAGGTCGACATCGAGCTTCCCGTGATCGACGACACCGGAAAGCCCGTGCTCGACGACGACAAGAAGCCGGTCGTGCGGGTGGTGCCGGGCCGTCGCGTCACGATGCCCACGGCGACCGGGTCGATCGACGTTGACGTGCCCGACGAGGCGCTGGACGACTTCGAGGTGCTCGACGACATCCGCGCCGTCCAGGACGACAACGACGCCTCCCGCCTCCCGTCGCTGCTGCGTCGTCTCGTCGGCGACCAGTACCGCGAGGTGCTGAAGGCGCTCAAGGGGGCGAACGGCCGCGTGACCACGGAGGCCGGGTCGACGTTCGTCATGGACCTGTTCCAGGCGCTGTCCCCAAACTCCTGACGCTCGTGGGCGCTCTCATCCATCACGAGAGCGCCCTACGGGCGTCCCTGCAGGCCGAGTACCAACTCCGGCTCCTGCCCGGCGGGCGGACGGAGCCGGAGCGCACACCCCGCGAGCTCGGCGACTACATCGCGCACCTGCCGCACGGCTGCGCCCTGTGGATCGACACGGGCGGGGTGCCGGCGCTGAGCGCGGAGGCGCACCTGCTGCGCGAGGCGGTGTACCGGCTCGAGGTCCTCGACTGGCACACCGGCGGGTCGAACGGGCCGCAGCCCAAGCGCATCGAGCTGCCTGAGCCCGCTCACGAGGCACGCGCGCGGCAGGCCGTCATGGCCGAGAAGGCACGCAAGCACGCAGCGCGTGACCGGAGGCGGTCGCAGCCGACGACGTAGGACGGAGGTCGCCGTGCCCACTGGTGTGGAGATCGCAAACGCCTACGTCGCCCTGACGGTGAAGATGCCCGGCGCGTCCCGCGAGATCGCGGCTGAGCTGGGTCGCGCGGCGCCCGCGACGGAGTCCGCCGGCCGCAACATCGGATCCAGCATCCTCTCCGGCATCGGCGGGGTGCTCAAGGCCGGTGTCGGCGCCGTCGCGGGCGCCGCGCTCGGCACGGCCCTGTTCAAGGGCTTCCAGCGTCTCGACGCGATCGACACCGCGCGGGCGAAGCTCACCGGACTCGGGAACGACGGGGAGACCGTCAAGGGCGTCATGGCGAACGCCCTCGCCGCCGTCAAGGGCACCGCCTTCGGACTCGGCGACGCGTCCACCGTGGCCGCGCAGCTCGTCGCCGCACAGATCAAGCCCGGCCAACAGCTCGAGGGCGTGCTGAAATCCGTCGCGAACAGCGCCGCGGCCGCCGGCACGGACATCGGCGAGATGGGCTCCATCTACGCCAAGGTCGCATCCGTCGGCAAGGCGCAGAACGACTCGCTGCAGCAGGTCGCCCAGCGTGGCATCCCGATCTACCAGGCGCTCGCGTCCCGGCTCGGCGTGACCACGGACGAGATCTTCTCGATGGCGTCCGCGGGCGAGATCGGGTTCGACCAGTTCCAGCAGGCGATGACGTCCGCGGCGGGCACGGTCGCGTCCGAGATGGGTAACACCGTCAAGGGGTCGTGGGCGAACTTCATCGCGTCTCTCGGCCGGATCGGTGCCGGTCTCATGTCGGGCCTGTTCCCCAAGGTCGCCCCCGGCATCCAGGCGCTCACGAAGGCCCTCGGGCCGCTCGAGGACATCGCCGCCCGTGCGGGTGCCGCGCTGGGTGAATGGCTCGGCCCGTGGATCGACCGGATGACCGCCTGGGTCGCCGCGATCGACTTCACGAAGGTGGAGGACGGCGTCCGCGGGATCTACGACCTCGTCGTGAAGGGCGACTTCACGGGGCAGTTCCGCAACGCCTTCAACCTCGAGGAGGACTCGACGGCGGTCGACGTCATCCTGCGGATCCGGGACGGGATCGTCGGCATCTACGACTACGTCGTCAAGGGCGACTTCTCGGGCGCGTTCGCGCGTGCGTTCAACGTATCCGAGGACGACGGGATCGTGCTGTTCCTGTGGGGGCTCCGCGACGCCGTGGTGTCGTTCTTCTCGTCGCTGACCTCCGGTGACTTCTCCGGCGCGGCGTCGAGCATCGGCGCGTCTCTGCAGACGCTGACCCCGGCGTTGTCGGAGTTCGGCGCGCAGCTCCCGAAGGTGGGGCAGGCCGCGGCCAAGGTCACCGCGGGCGGCGTCGACGTGCTCACGCAGGTCCTGTCGTTCCTGGCGGACCACGTCGACACGATCATCCAGTTCATGCCGCTGATCGTGGCTGGGTTCATCGCCTGGCGCGTCGGGTCGGCGGCGGTCGCGAACGCGACGCTCGCGCTGCGCGGAGCGGAGCTCGCGGCGACGCCGGTCTACTTCGCGAACAACATCCTGCGGAACAACTCGGTCCGCATCGAGCGCGAACTCGCACTGGCGAAGGCTGCCGCTGCCGGATCCACCAATGTCGCGGCCGCGGCCACCACTCGCAGCACCGTCGCGACGCTCGCGGCGTCGACCGCGTCCCGTGTCGCCGCTGCTGGGCAGTGGCTGCTGAACGCGGCGCTGTCGGCGAACCCGATCGGCATCATCATCGTCGCGATCACGGCGCTCGTGGGGGCGCTGGTGTGGTTCTTCACGCAGACGGAGCTGGGGCAGCAGATCTGGTCGACCGTGATGGGGGCGATCGGCGCGGCCGCGACGTGGCTGTGGGAGAACGTCCTGTCGCCGGTGTTCACCGCGATCGGGGCGGTCTTCTCGTGGCTGTGGGACAACGTCATCAGTCCCATCGGGACGCTCGTGATCAACTACTTCCGGTTCTGGGGCGCGGTCGCGGTCTGGCTATGGGAGAACGTGCTGTCGCCCGTGTTCGGGAAGATCGGCGAGATCTTCTCGTGGGTGTGGCGGACCATCATCCAGCCGATCGTCGATTACATCGTGCTCGCGATCCAGGGCTGGGGCATCGTCTTCGGCTGGCTCTACGACACGATCATCCGCCCTGTATTCGCGGGCATCATGTCCGTGCTCGGCGCGGGGTGGTCGTGGCTGCGCGACAACGTGTTCTCGCCGCTCGGCCTCGCGGTTGACGCGATCGGGAAGGCGTTCGGCGCGACCGCGGACGCCGTCGGCAAGGCGTGGGAGGGCATCAAGCAGGCCGCCGCGGTCCCGATCAACTTCGTGCTGGACGCGATCTGGAACAAGGGGCTTCGCTCGTTCTGGAACGACCTCGTCACCACGCTGAAGATCGAGGACATGCGCCTCCCCGAGGCACCGCTGATCAAGTTCGCCTCGGGTGGTGTCCTGCCCGGATACACGCCGGGTCGTGACGTGCACCAGTTCTGGTCGCCGACAGGCGGTGGCCTCGCGCTCTCTGGCGGCGAAGCGATCATGCGCCCCGAGTTCACCCGCCTTGTCGGCGGGAAGGCTGGGGTCGACGCGCTGAACGCTGCAGCGATCGCCGGACGTCTCCCGATGGGGGACGGGGTCGGTCAGATCGCCGGGGACGTGTGGGACACAATCTCGCGCGCCGCGTCGGTCGCGTGGGAGTTCCTCACGAACCCGGGGCAGGCGATCCAGAAGCATGTCGTCGACGGCATCATCACTCCGCTCGCGTCGGGTCAGAACCTGTTCGGGCAGACGATCGCCGGTCTCGCCGGGAACACGGTGAAGGCGCTGTCGGGGATCTTCCCGACGGCGGCGGCTCCGGGCGGCGCCGGCATGGGCTGGGAAGCCATGTGGCGGATCGTGCAGTCCGCGCTCCCCGGGGTGTCGCTCACGAGCGCGCTCCGGCCGGGAGCGGTCACCGCGAACGGCGGGCAGTCGTACCACGCTCTCGGGCGCGCGATCGACCTGATCCCGGCGACG